TCAATTTCAGGGTTTTGAAGTGGGTAAGTAATGCTTGGCATCTCATATTGTGGGAAGGTTCTAATTTCCAAGTAAAAATCTGCTTGATCCTGGGCATCCGTTAGATTCTGCAAATGCGTTGTGACCACCCAAGCGAGTTCGCCATAAAGCGCAACAGATGCGGCATCCTCTTGTTCATAAGATTGATTTCCGCTTGCGCCATAAATAATTGACAAACTGTTTCTTACATCGCCAGCCCTTTTTAAGATTGTCATACCAGAGCCGAAAGCCTGCCTTGCATCTAAATCAACATAACCATTTGTGGCAAGATATTGCCCTCGATGCGTTGAATCAGCATAACCAATTCGACCTTGCGAATCTTCATAAAAATAACCTAGACCTGAATTGGCTATTTGAGTTGCTAAAGAATAAACGGATTGATCTAAATTTGATAATGCGGCGAGTGAATAATCTCCAGGCGTATCAATTTCCCCCAAACCTGTGTTTTCTGCATCTTGCCATTGTGTAGTCGGTTCGTAATTATCCCAAGTAAGCGAGCTCGGCACTTCATTCCAAGATGCTAAAAGCACTCCCTCAAGCACTTCAAGCATCTGGTCACCATCATTGTTTGCACTTAGATTGCCAACAAAGTTAGACCTTGCCAAACGGGCAATTGCCCCAAGTGCCACAATGCGCACTTCTTGCCTTGCTTGAATTGTGCCGGCGTTTGTGACAATGATTGCAATATCGGAAAGAAAGCCGCCAAATAAATTAACATAACTATTGTCCGACTTTTTGACCTCAATAGTCACCGAATCATTTATTTCATAAGGCACTGATTGAGATGGATCAGTGATAAGACTTACATTGCAATAGGATGCGGAAGGTTGCTCATAGATTGTCTGCCGACCTGAGGTAATAGTTAAATTGACAAGGGTTATCGCGGTGACTGTTGTGCCATTGATTTTAACTCGCCAATCAGGTGTAAAGACTGTCATTGAATTAGGGCGAAACCTGAGCCGCCACCACCGCGTTGTTGTGTGTTTTGAATTGCTAGTTGCACTGCTCTTGTGAAACCAGTTTCATCGATAACCGATGGCGCATTTACATTGATAACAATTGGTCGATCTTGTTCTTCGCCGGCTCTTGCTGCTGCAATGTCAAAGGTGCTTGGAATTGCGTTGCCGCTAGGTCTAAGAATTGTAGGAGCGGAAGCAACGGAAGGTGCGTTTGTTGTTCTAGTTGTTCCGCTTGCACTTGCGCTTTCTGTAATCTGAGGCGTTCCGGCAGGTTTAGGAATAGTAGTTCCTGAGGTAAAACCGCTCGGCAAACTTGCACTTGGAACTGTGTTGCTTCCTGTTCCCCCAATGCTGGCTGATACCCCACTGGTATCACTTCGCCTTGCAATTGCGGCGGCGGCTGATAACACCGCAGCAGCGCCGGCAGTTGCGCCAACGCCAAGCAATGGATTAATCGCAAATGCGCTTGCAATACCAGCAACAATTGCGGATGCCTTTAGTGCATTGTAAGCCTTGATTAAAGTGTTGATCAACGCAATCGTTGCAACGACTGCCGCTTGAATTTTGCTGACCACAAAAATTGTTGTTAAGACTGCGGCAGTTGCAATAGCAACTTCTTTCAAATCAACTAATACATCAAACACCTTGCGCGCCCTTATACCGAATTGCTCCGCGCTTTTCTGCGATTCTGTTAATCCTTCTTTCAAACCGCTTTTGCCAGTTAATCCATCAATAAATGAAGAAAGAGCAGGCACTAAAACATTTTTTGTGAAGTCGGCTAGTTGTTGAATTACTGGCAATAAAGCCTCGCCAAGTTGTGCTTGCGCATCTTCAACAGATGCAGCGATTTGTCTTTGTGAGTTTGCTAGGCCATCGGATGTTCTAGCAAAATCGCCTTGAGCAAGATTTGTTTGTTCTAGGATTACCTTTTGAGCGGCTAAAACTTTTTGTTGAGCAGTAAGAGCGCCAGTGCCGGAATATATGCCTAACTCTAAAGCAGCGACTTTTAGCGTTGCATCATTAAGCAAAACACCATAACGGCGAAGGGGCTCGGCTTCACCGCGTAGAGCAGCGCCAATAGCGTTGATTGCATCTTCCGGGGTTGTGTTATTAAAAGAAGCAAGATCAGATGCAAGGGCAACAAAATCAACAGAAAAATTAACTAAAGCCTCACCTGATAGGCCGGCTGCTTTTCCAAAAATAGCAAAGTTTGCAGCAGCATCTAAAGCCTGTTGTTTAGATTGGCCTAGATTAGTTGCAGCAGTTGCAGCAAACTTGTCAATCTCTTTTGCGCTTTCGCCAAAAATAACGCCAATTTTTGCAACTGTTTCTTCCATATCGGAAGCAGCGCCGATTGCATCTTTTGTAAATTTAAGAGCCATTGCAGTGGCAGCAGCGCCCATTGCAGCAAAAGCCAAACCAACCTTGCGGTTAATGTTGTCTATCTTGTCGCCAAATGTCTGGCTTTCTTTTTGGCCTTTGTTCAAGCCATCAACAAGATTCTTTGTGTCTGCTAAAAGACTAAGTTTGAGGGTTCTATCTCCAGCCATTACTTACCCCAAATCTTTAAAATGTCGGAAAACTTCTCTTCCCATTTTCTCACTAATTCAGGCTGAAGTCTGCGAAGGGTCGGGAATATGAACCAACCGCGCCCACCTCTACCAAATCTACCTGAATAAGTAGGAAACTGTTTAAACCTTTTTGATCCAAACTCAAACCCAGGCCAAAGTTGCCTTGTTGTGCCACCACCCGAGAAACGCTGGCGCGCAAATCCGTATGATACTTGACCGACCTTTGAGGTCTTCGATACTGAACCGCCATCAACGATTCTGCGGACTGCGGTTGGATTGATGTAGCGCGAATAGCCTGCGCTCTTGACTTCGCTATTGACAAATTTAGACAACTCAAAACCAGTTTCAGCAGCAACCTTTGTCGCCTCGGCATCCATTGCCTTAAACGCTTTGATGAGTTGGGCAAGTTCCCGGCGATCATAAGCCAACCCCTGTTCGTAAGTCACTCATCCTCCAAAATCTCCGCAGCAGTTGCGATGTCATCCGCATCATCCCAGTATTGCATTGGGATGCCAGTCCGGATTGCCAACTCGACTAGAGTTCTGCGGATGCTTCCGGGCTGGTGGCTTTTGGGTCAGATAGCCCCGTTGAAACATCTGCGACTGTTTCCATCCAAATGTCAAAAGGCTTAACTGGCTTACCGGCTGCCTCGCGTTTGTGCGCGTTGTAGGCTAAAAACATTAAATCCCAAATGCCGATGACCTCTTGGGCTTTCGACAAAGTGTGACCAGTCTGTTTTTCCCACTTGGCCCACTCGGGCGGTTGCGCAATGTAGGTTGCACTCTCGCCCGAGTTGTATTCAATTGTTATTGGTAATTTCATCTCCCGATGCTCCGATCTTAACTAAAGGTTGGTGTTGGCTCACCAATGACTGTGAAAGTCCAAGTGTCGGTTTGTGCCCCTGGTGCAGCGCCTCCAACAGTTGGATAAATTGGCAAAACATTGAATGCAAATATTGCGCCGGTTATTGCAGTTAAAGAAACTGAAACAGTGCTATTTGCATAGTTTGTTGCTTCATTCCACATTGCTTCAAATAGTGAATTGGCTGCTCCCCAATCGGCAAGAAGTTCAATTGTGAAGGTCCATTGATCATCAATTGCCTTATAGGCGCGACCATCCAGGGTTTGGTAGGTTTCAATAGTGTGTTCGTTTGAAAGCACTGCGGATGTTGCTTGGGCATCGTATGAGGAGCCATTTAAGGTTAAACTCACATCGCGCCCGGTGATTATTGTTGTTGGCATTTCATCTCCTATGCGGTTTGCTCGTAGCGGATGCTCAAGCGTATATCGTTGGTCAGAATCGTATTTGTTCCCACTGTATTGACAACGGGCGATTCAACCACCGAAAGTTCGTAGCCGCTTGGTAGAGCCTGGACAATGGATTTTGTCAAGACTTCCAAATTGTTTAACGCGGCTGAGTTAGAAAAATAGGCAACACCTACGGAAATCAAAAAGTTTAATTTACATCTAAAAGTCGTTTTTCCGATTGTTTCAAATTCCCAATAAGGTGATCCTGGAACAACGGCAGCAAAAGGCACTTGAGGAGTTTCAGGCACAAAGTCATAAACATTGGCTGCAACTAAGGAAATGGCAGTTTTAATTGCTTCCCTGGTGTCGGCAATCTCTGGCATTATTGAGCCATCGTTTCAACATCCATAAAAGGGCCAAGAAGTCCAGCAACAGATGAAAGCAATCCGCGCGACATTCTAAAAGGTGTCACTGTAAAATCAACGCCTTCAATTGCTCCTCCACCGGCAGTTCTATTTTGGAAAATTTGAACACAAACGGAAAGCACTGCCGATTCGACTGCGGCGTTGCCAACATAAGTTGATGCGCCACTGAGGGCAGCAGTGCCGGCAGGGATTACATTGAATTTAGTGACATCGGCTCCAGCAAGATCAACAGAAAATTCTAGGTTAAGCAATGAAACATCTACTGCAACAACATTTGGGAAACTTGGAAAATTATAGAAAAACTCTGGACCAACGGCGGTGATTGTGTGTGTGCCATTAAAGGTTGCATTAATGCCGGTTATGACAACGGACTGGCCAACGCTAAAAGGGTGATCGCCTTGAGTTGTAAAAGTTGCAACGCCATTCTCGCGTTTGACTTGAGCAATTGGCGATTTGTAAGTGACAAGCATAGGAAGCAATATGGCTTCGCAAGAATCAATGATGTCATCAAGATAAGCATCGTTATACAAGGATGAAGAAACGCCTAAAACTGCGCGCAACTGACTGGCGGTGACAATTGTAGGCATTTCTTATCCTTTCAATCTAAGGGGTGAGGGGCCGGCTCGGGAGCGGACCGGCCCTCACTTTTATTTATTGACTAAGCGCCAACAGTGTTGTTGTGACGGATACCGGCAACAATTTTCTGCGCCAATGCTCCGTAGCCATAATAGGCCACTTTGATTTGACCATTTGCAATCATCGCAGTTTCTAGACGGAAGCGAGATGATTCAAACCAGGTGAAAGCATCTGGATTAACTGTGAAGATTGATGCCAATCCTGCATCAGTTGTGTTTGCAACAGTTCCAATTGATCTTGAAACATAAAGATTTAGACCATTGACTGTGCCGCGCAGGCTGCCAGGATTTAGCGCACCTGCTGCATTTTGTGGCTGGCTTGCAGTAAAGATTGGGCGACCCTGATCGTTGTAGCCCATAATATTGCCCCACTGTGTTGGTGACACAACAAGATTGCGAGCGAATCCAAGAGAGTTCTCATAGATTGCTGCTGCGGTTCCGGCAGTGTAAGCAACAACGCCTGCTGCTGAGTTTGCAGAGTAAGCAAATGGGTTTGTTGAAAGTGCAATTGCAGCAGTGACAAATTCGTCTGTTTCTTTCAAATACGCTTTCTCCATTTCAGAAACCAAAAGGTCGAAAAAGAGAGGCGAACTGCGGTCAAGCAACTCAACGGAAAATTCCTGGCCACCTGCAAATTTCTTAACAGGAACGCTTAGGAAATTGTTTTCCATTCCAGTTTCAGGAATTGCACCTTCTTCAGCAACTTCCTCAACTGTTGGAACGGCAGTCATTCTTGGAATTTCAAATGACATACCAGCATCAGGCAAAACGCCTTTAGACAATGCATCAACAAAACCGCGATCTCCATCGGATAGCGCGTTGATGACCTCTGTTAGTTGTCGAGTGGGATTTAGGCCGCTATTGTTTGTCGTATTGCTATCTGCTGCGCGAACATAAGCGCGAGCATCATCGTCACCTAGTAAAGCGCGAACTGATGACTCTAGATATTTTGCCTTAGTAAATTCAAGGCGAGGTGCGGTGTAGAACGCTGGCTTTGGCGCAGTCGCTTCTACTTTGGCTGCTTCTACCGCTTCTTCAACGGCAGGAGCAGGAGC